GCGTGCAAACGACCAATCCTAGTGAGGGGGGTAGGCTGACCGCACGGGTGACTATTCCTGCTACCGGTAATTATCAGGTGTGGTTGAAAGTTGATGCCCCGAACACCGCCTCCGACAGTCTATTTATTGATTTTGATCAGGAGCCAACGCCGGCGACGATTTTTGATATTCCATTGACGACTGACATCGACAGGAACCGGGTGGTGAGCTGGCGTGGAGATGGAGAGCCAGGCTCTCCAGAGTTTGCGCCAAAACTGTGGCATTTGTCAGCAGGAACTCATTCGCTCTTTATTGTTGGTCGTGAATCGAATGTGGCGATTGACGCGATTGTGATATCAAAATTTGAGGAGCCGACGCCGACCCCGACACCGACAGCTACGCCAACCCCACAGCCGAGCGTTCCGCCGCATCGGCATACCTGGGATGAGATTGATGGTGTACCACCTTCCGGCACCGATGATGGTGCCAAAAACCAAGAAAGAAGACAGAAAGATAGATAATGTACATTACCGTAGCAAAAACGTATAGGGGAGAAGAAGAGGGGGGAGCAAAACCACCGGCTAAACCAGAGCAACCGATCTATATTCCGATCGTCCCGGAACATCCGATCGTAGTTCCACCGGAGCCGCCGGTAGAGGGTGGCGGGGTGCCGACGCACCCGATTTACATTCCCATTGGGGATGTAGGTGAGCCAAGCCATCCCATATATCTGCCGGTTTATCCGGCGCACCCGATCGTGATCCCGCCGACGACGCCGCCAAGTGGTGGTGAGCCGACGCATCCGATTGTGATTCCACCGGAAGAGGTGCAGCCGTCACCGCCGAGTGCGGAGCACCCGATCTACTGGCCGGTGGCACCGAGCCATCCGATCGTGTTGCCACCAGAGGGTGGAACGCCGCCGTCAGGCGGTGTCAAGCCCGAGCATCCGATCGTGTTGCCGGGGCCGGGTGAGCCAACACACCCGATATATATCCCGATTGAGCCGCCGCCGGTTGAAGGTGGGGCTAAACCGGAACAGCCGATATATATCCCGGTGTATCCGGCGCATCCAATTGAGTTGCCGCCGGAGGCGGGTGGTGGTGATGGCTTATATCCATCGCACCCGATCAGTGGTTATCCTGGCCAAGAAGGAAAGAAGTAATGTGATACAGCGGAGTGGTGGGTGCATAGGACACCCACCACTGCGGTTATGAGTAAGATTATTGAATGGTTTTGTGGTGCTGAGAAGATTGCACACGAGCATGCGCAGGCCGCGTGGGAGCGTGGTGAGCTGTGGAGGTGCCAGTGTCCGGCGTGTGAGAAGGTTCGGGATATGCCGTTAATGCCGGCAGTTGACCCGATTGATGATCATACGTGGTGATGAGTAAAGACGCTGTACTTATGAAGATTGGGGGAGTGCCGGTATACTGGAATGCTGAGGAGGGGAAGATTCATTTTACTGGAGAGCTGACTATTGATGCTGATGGATGTCCTAGGGCTTACGGTCCTGAAGGTAGTGAACCTGCTCCATTAGACTATCTAGGTAATGCTGGGTATCCATATGACGAAGACGATCCTTATGGATCGGGTTGCTGGTGGGGTGTGGTGGTGGATGACGATGGGGATATTTATGTGCAGAAGGAGGGTGATAAGGATAAGTGGCCTTATCCTGGACTATTCCTTAGTACGACTGCGTATTTGTGGCATAAGTATGATAAATATGATGCACGGCGTTATGTTGACAGTGAGAAAGTGGAGTTTACGGTGATTCCGGGTAATGTGCGGCTAGCAGTGCCCCCTAAATTCTTGGGTTGTGCATGTAGGGTAACTGACAAGAAGACTAAGAAGGTTGCTAGTGGCGTCCCGTGCTGTGACGTGGGGCCGAGTAATCATCTTGGCGAGGGGAGTATGGCGCTGGCTGAGTTTTTTGGTTTGAATCCGAGTCCAAAGAGTGGAGGATCGTCGGACAGGAAGAGATTTTTGTATGAATTTTGGCCTGGGTCAGAATCAGAGAGTCATCCATTACAATGAAATTCTGTGTATGCGCATGTATTGATTGCTGTGGCGGATTACATTACTCGTGTGCCGCATGGCAGCGTAAGTTTGGTGGCGCACCTTCCAGGAATTGAGATTATGTATGCTGAGAAAGTTGAGTTGGATGGAGATACTGTGGTTCTTACTTCGAACACGTACAGGTTTTGCACTATGTTTCCGACTAGTAACTTAAAAATGATTACAGCAAAATGAGTGAGGAAAATAAACAGTTGGGTAATAACCCGAAGGGTGATGTGGGAGAGAAGGATAAGGATATTGCGTTGCCGCCGGTGAAACAGAAGGTTAAGAAAGGAGGGAAAATGGGTAAGGGCGGGCCGCCTAAGGATACTGGAGATCCAACACACGGATGAGTGGAGTAGATGTCAACGTAGTAAATGAGCTGAGAGCTGAGAGGGATAGAATGCTGCGGGTAAAGCAGCTTAGGCAAGCTTATGGTATTGATTTCTATAGGCCACACTGGAAACAGGATAAGTTTCATGCGGCTGGACATGTGAATGGAAGATATTGCCGGACTGGGAATCGAGGGGGGAAGACGAAGTGCGGGGCAGCGGAAGATGTGGCCCACTTAATTGGGGGTAGGCTTTGGTACCGGAACGCGTTCGATGTGCTCGATGGAAACGGGAACGTGGTTAGGTGTCATCCCGGAGGGAGGACGCATGAGTTGGTGACGCTGGGGATTGCCTCGCACCCTGTGAAAGGTTTGCTGGTAGTCCAGGATTGGGATAAGAGCAGTGAGCTTTTTACAAGCAGGACTGGGAGTTATGAAAATTGGGGTGAGTTGTTTAAGCTGATTCCTAAAGATGCGCTGGGACGTCCCCATGTATCACGTGGAGGGCATATTGACCAGATTCCGGTGAAGCGATTAACTGAATTTGGTGGGGGTGAGAGTGTGTTGTATGTAGATACGGTGGAGAGCTTTAAGCATGCACAGCTGAGTGCGGAGTCCTCGTATTGGGATTTTATACATTTTGATGAGCCGTGCCCGAGGGAATTGTTTGTGGCGCATAAGAGAGGGTTGGTGGATAGGAACGGGAAATTTTGGTTTAATTGTACCCCTATTAGTGAGGTTTGGATTAATGATGAATTTTGTCCCCCGAGTCAGAATGTGCTGGAACGAGCCCCTGATGGTTTGGTTTTTGATCGGTTGGCTGGTGGGGGTGCCACTCGTTTTGTCATTACCTGGAGCATTGGAGATAATCCGTACAATTCGAAGGAAGCGATTGTGGAATTTGAGGCGGGGTTAACACGGGAGGAGAAGGAGTGCCGGATTTTTGGATTACCACTGCACATGGCGGGGTTGATCTATAAAGAGTTTGTGTATGATGTACATGTGTTGTCTACCTTGCCTAGAGGGTGGGAAAGCTACAGTAATCCACCTAGAGGTTATACCATACGGGTATGGTTTGATTATCATATCAGGTTGCCTCAAGCCGTTCTATTTTTTGCCACTGATCCGCAAGGAAGGGTATACGTGTACGACGAACTTTTCGATAACAACCTGTTAGAGCCGACAGCTGAGGCGATCAAGGAGAGGTTGGAGGATAGGTTTGTAGTGGATATGGAGATTGATCCTCTCGCGGTGATCCCGCATCCGGTGACTGAGGAGAGCATTATCGATGAGCTGGCGAAGTATGAGCTGTACTTTGAGAAGGCGACCAAGGATCGGGCGCTGGGTATCAATAAGACTCGTGAGAGGCTCAGCGAGCGTGATCCCCAGGGCCAGCCGACAATATTCTTCTCGCCTTATCTCACCGAGACGATCTATGAGTTTAGCCATTATGTGTACGATCTTAGGAGCAGCAAGCCGGTGGATGATTGTGACCATATGATGGAGAACTTGTATCGGGCCATTTTGAATGGCCTGCATTATGTAGACCCGGAGTGGGCGATGCCCACTCCGAAGCCTTTTACGATTGGGGTAAACCCGGATTTGTTGAGCGTATGACCCCGGAGATCATTAACGAGCTGACGAGGGAGGATGGAGACCTGAGTGAGTTCCATGAGAAACTGCTTGGGCATGTCAAGGAGCTGGTCAAGATGAGTCGGGGTAAAATGAGCGACTACTATGAGCAGTGGGACCAGCAGCAGGATATTTATAAGGGTGAGAGGATGGCGGATAAGACGGATGTGGAACAGGCTCTTAGGGATAAGCCGGTTAAAATGGTGGTGCCGACAACGTTTGCCCAGGTGATGACGTTCACGAGTTTCCTGTTTCTGCTGTATACGCAGAATCGGACGTTCTATGAGTTGATTCCGACGGGGGATGAGGATTATGGGACTAAGCAGAAGGACATAGAGAAGGTGCTGGACAGGGATACGAGAGCGAATTCGTGGAACGCGCTGCTCTTTCAGCATCTGTTGGATACGAGCCGGTTCGGGACGGGGATATTGGAGTGCTGCTGGACTCGGGAGATGAGCAGGATCTATGTGCCGGGGGAGAATGTGGTGGCTACTGTGGCTGGGGTGGAGACGACAGTGAGGCCGGGGAGCGAATGGCAGGAGTTCCTGAAGTATGAGGGAAATCTGGTGAAGTGCGTGAGCCCGTACAGGTGGTTCCCGGATACGAGGTATCCGCTGGTGGATTTCAGGAAAGGGGAGTTCTGTGCTAGTGAGGAGGAGTACAGTAAGACTAAGCTTGCGGACATGGAAGAGGCTGGGGAAGTGGCTGGAACAGAATTTATTCGGCCACTTCCCGCTAACCTGAATAAGGTGCGGGGTGGTCAGACGAGGATGAGCCACGATTTGATTCCGACGACGAGTAAGATGAGTGGGAGCTTTGGGACGCCGGGTCCGGGTTCGGCGGACAATAAGGCGACAGGCGTGGTGTTGGTGACAAAGGTACAGGTGTGGATTGTGCCAAGTAAGTTCAAACTTGATAGTGGTAAGAAACTGGGTCCCGAAGAATTTCCGGTTTTATATCACATATGGTATGCCAACGATAACCGAGTTATTCGTGTGGAACCGGCGTATTGGTGGCATAATGAGTTTGGATGGACCTTGGCACAATTCACCCCTGATATGCAACAGACCGTGGCGATGGGTCTGGCGGACCTGATTTTCCGCCTACAGGATGTTATTACGTGGCTCATTAACGCGCGCATTACTGATGTTAGACGTAACATCCGTGGGCGGAATATTGTTAATCCTGCTTTCATTGATACGAAGAGTTTGGATGGCGAGGCGGATATCTATATGCGCAAGGGCACTAATCCGGCGATGATGGATAAGGCGATCCGGCCGCTGGATGTGAATGATGTGACTAGAGGGCATTTTAGTGATGCCGATGCACTCAGCAAAATTATGGAGCTGGTCACCGGCGTGAATAGTAATGCGATGGGCCAGTACAATACCGGGAGGCGAAGTGCGAGTGAAGCTCGAGTAGTGACGGCTGGCGCAGCCGGCCGTATGAAGATGCACGCTCAGCTCATTTGGGAGACGAGTTTGGGTCGGCTGGGGCGGCTAATGGTGAGTAACCTGAGGCAGAGCTTGGGGATGGATAGCTTCCAGCAGATTGTGGGTGAAGATCCGATGATACAGGCTAGGTATACGTTGTTCAAGGGGACACCGGCGGAGGTGATTGGGGGCAATGACTACTTTACGTTTGATAGCACAATACAGAGTGAGCGGGCGTTTGTGGCCCAGAGCTTA